TGTCTGGAAAATAAGACAGACACTTGTTTACAATAAACGCCGGATAGATTTTTTGAGCCTTTTCATCCTTGTCCAATAAAGGCTTCTTATCGTGGTTGATACTGTTTAAAAAATTTTTGAGTTCCATTAATTAAATTCACATTCCATCATAATTTGAACTATTAACGCCATTGTATTGATTTCTTGGTCAGCAGCAAAAGCGGATTTGTATTGGTATTCGGCAATTATAAGAATTGCCTGTGGGATTGAGGATGACTTTAAAGCAGTATACAGCTCTGTATATAACTTTTTAAAGAACTCCGTTGTATTCAAATCCAAGTTTTGGATAACCCACTTTCTGCAAGAAGTAAAGTCTTTTGATTTCATAAATGAAATCAATTCTTTATAAGACTCGCTGCTACCTTGTGAAAGTATTCCAACATCAATTTTACCAGAAGAAGAATACCGTTGAAGATCATTTAGTATTCTTCTAATATCTGGAAAATGTTTTTTTATAAGATTTGCAAGAACTTGTTTGTTGTATTCAACACCCTCTTCAGTAAGAATGTTTTCCATTCTTTGTAGGATGTCTCCTGCGATCTTTGGTTTTTCAGATGCAGGGATGCTAAAGTCAATTCCAGTGCAACGTGAATGAAGAGGTTCTATAATTCTGTTTTTATAATTGCATGTTAGAATGAACCTGCAGTTTCCATGAAACTCTTCGATAGCACCACGCAGAGCTGGTTGAATTGACTGTGCATTGGCATAATCAAACTCATCAAGAATTACAATTTTTTGAGTATCTGAAAGAGAAATTGTAGATGCGTATTGGCGAATCTTTGTTCTCAGAGTATCGATACCATTTTCTTCTGAGCAGTTAATAAGAATACAATCCGCACCCAATTCATTGGCAAGAGCACGGGCAACAGTTGTTTTGCCCGTGCCTGCTTTGCCGTAGAACATCATGTTTGGGATTGATCCTTCTTTAATCATGCCTTCAAAAATCTTGGCTAGATCAATTGGAAGAATGCAATCGGACAGTTTTTTGGGTCGATACTTTTCGACCCAAAGAATGTTATTGATGTCGGTCACACTTAACCCTTCGTAATTGCGATGTAATAAGAAAGATTTTGTGATTTATGACTAAACTTTGAAACTACCGTCTTGGTAATTTCCACACGATAAGAACCTGGAAGAAACTTCATTTCAGAGACATTCAAAGATCCAGAATAGTCTGGACCACTGTAATTCTCCTCAATAACCAAATCAAAACTGTTTGGTGTATTATTCTTCGCGTCTGCTACAGTAATTTTAATTTGACCGTCACCCGCAGTGATAAGCAAATCACTAACTTGAAGAATGCTAGAAGCCTTGATCAGTTCGTTTAGATCCTGTTCCTCAAGATCAAAAGAAAACAAAACATCTGGCATTTTGATTTCCTTCTTAGGAACGGTCAACAAGGATGGCTCAGAGTAATAGTAAGTAACTGTAGATCTTCCGTTAGAAATATCTACATGAGTATCATGAAACTCCACATCTGGATTGTTAAACATGCTAACAACACCAAGAAACTTGTTGAGATCCCAAATAGCGACTTCGGTATCAAAATCTTCTTGGACTGAGGCTTCAACGTAAATATTACTTCCGGGGGAAATAGTCTTCAAAACATTTCCGGGTTTGATCAATATATTTGAATTGATCGAAGAAAAGTTTTTGAGAATGTTAAGTGTTTCTTTTGTCAAACGCATTTTTGTCACAGTTGTCATATAAATCCTTTTGTAAATTAATCACTGCTGTTTTCACGACGATACATCATATCATTGACTTGCTGCTTAACCTCATGTCGGTTACCGCGCTTTTGTCTTTTTTCTTGTTTTTTGCTAAACCCAGTCTTCTTGTTCTTGCGACGATTAGTAAACTTTTCAAAACTGTCTTCGTTGTGCATAATTGTATTATAACTCCATCTTTTGCTAAATCAAGTTTCAACCCACTGAGATCCATTTTCATCCTGAAACCAAACATAAGAAACCCCAGAAGTAGATGTCCAAATTTGTCCTTTGGATGGTTTAACTGGTGGGTTGTCTGTTATAGTATTTTCCATCACTCCAGTAAAAACCCATGAATCTGGTTTTTGTATAGGTGATTTGTGTGTGGGGATAACACATCTATATACCTTCCCCTGATATGATACAATATCATTTATTAAGTATGTGTTGGGTGTTCCAGAGGAGTTTTTTAATTTAAATTCGCCGCGTATCATATACAAATATTTATATTTGTGTTTTAATTCTTGAAAAATTATTCTTTTTCTCAAACTGCATTTGTTGGTCAAACTTATCAGTTAGAGCATCAGCCTTATGGCTTATGATAAAAATGGAACACTTGTTTTTCATTTTTGAAAGTAATTTAAGGAATGCCTCTGTTCCAGCACCATCCAAAGAAGAATCTAAAATCTCATCAAAGATAAGAAGATTGCAATTAAGGCTGTTCTTCATTTTGGCAATCTCTCTCCATGTCAGGAGAATGGCCAAATCGATACGCTGTTTCTCTCCCTCAGAGAAAGAGGAATATGAAAATGCATCTCGGTATCGTGACTTAATTGTTTCCTTGAACTCCTCATCGATGTTGAAGTCAACAAAGAGATTAAGTTTTCCGAGGAACTTATTGACGAGTCCATTGATGATGGGAACATAATGTTTGATAATACGGCTCTTAAGTCCACCATCCTTGAGCATATCGTAAACAACATCGTAGTGAATCTGTTTGCTAATGGCATTTTCCAAAGCCTTTGCATGTTTGTCCTTTTCTGAAATTGCCTCTTCGATCTTAGTATCGATCTCAGATTCATTTGTTGATTTTTTTATTTTTGCAACTTTTTGAGTAAGTTAATTTAGTTCGGCATTAATATTATTTTTACGAATATCTGCCTGTGCACATAGAACTGTTGTGTCTAGTATTTTTTTATTTAAAATTTCTAATTCACCCTTTAAAGTTTCAAGTTCTTTTAGTTTTTTATCTCCAACTTGTAAAGATTTTTTACAAGTTACCAATTTTTGTCTTTTTTCCTCTAAATGCTTTTGTCGGGCATCTTCTGGTAATGTTTGGCCACAGCAAGTGCATTTTGGATCTACTTCCAGAGTGTTTATTTGGTCTATAAGCGTTTCTTGGAGTTCCAATGCCTTGGAGTGCATTGTAGGAACCCCTGCCATAGAATTGATTTTAGAAGTGAGTTCTTTCTTTGATTTTTCTAATTTTGAAAGATCTTCTAAAGTATTACTAATAAAAGATTCTTCGGATTTTGCAAATTTTTTATATTCAACAATTTTGTCCTGATATTCTTTTAGCTCCAATATTTTGGTATTGTCGATTTGAGTTTTTACCTCGTTCAGAGATTTTACTTTTTCATGAGCAATTTTGACAAAACTGTCTTCTTCTGTGATCTCTGTTTTTAACTTAGACAACTCACCACGAACATAAACATTCATGTCAGCCAAAATATCAAGATCCAAAAGACCTTCAATTATCTTTCTACGTTCAGCGGGAGACAATTGCATAAAAGGAATAAAATTAGATTTTCCAAGTATTACAACCTGCTTGAATGCAGAATAATCAAATCCTAATATATGTTCTTCAAAATATTCTTGGTAATCCTTTGACTTGGCGTGTTGATCCAACATATCGCCATTTTTGTGAATTTCAAATAACTTTGGACTCAACCCCCGACGAATCAAGTAATTAGATCCTGATCGTTTGAATTCTATTTCAACCAAACAATGTTTGTTGTTTATAGAATTTACAAGTTGTGGTATGTTTATTGGTCTAAACGGTTTGCCAAACAAACCAAAGCAAAGAGAATCCAATAATGCAAATGATTTTCCATGGCCATTTGTACCAGTAACCAGAGTTACTTTATTGGTATTGAGTTTTATTTCAGAAAAATTATTTCCAAAAGAACCAAAGTTTTTGAATCTAACACTTGTAAATTCAATCATTCTTCTTCCTTGGACAAAGCACTATTATATGATATGTTTATTATTTCTGCAAGTAAAGTCTTATTAATAGATTTTTCTTCTATTGTTTCGATCTCTTCATGCAAAAGTTGCAATGTGTCTTTGTGAATGTCAACGGCAACTAAATCTGGGTTGGCGCTTACTTCTTCTGCCACAGCCAATTCAGCAACACCAGCTTCATAGAACTTATCCAAATATCTTTCAAATAAAGGTTGCTTTGTTTTGTTTTTTATAAAGATTTTTACATAACAATCTTTAAAAGAAGAATAGTCTATCTTTTCTTTAGACTCCTCATCATAATCAATCGTATGGAATAACTTTTTTGAATTTTCAATAAATTCAAGTGTACGTTCTTTAAAGTCAAATACGTGGAAACCTTTCTTTTCCCAAACATCTGAAAAGCCCATTTGGTATTGCGTTCCGAGATAATGAATATTATCACGGCTAGACTTAATGTGGTAATGCCCAGTAAGAACATACTCAAACTTATCGAAATGCTTGGGGTCATATCCTTGCTCTATAAAAACTCCACGGATGCTCTGAAAGCCACATAACTCAAGATGCCCCAATAACAATGAACAATTGGTCTCGGAAATAAATTTTGCTGCCTGTTCTTCGTTTTCGGGATTTATCCACGGTAAGAGCGCGACACAACCGATGGAAAGATTAATATTTGTCGGCTCTGAATATACTGACCAATTCGAATAATGTCCAACGAGTTCGTGTAGAGAATTAATGGTGTTGGTATTACGGTAATAAGTATCGTGGTTTCCACAGATTGCGTGGACTTTGATTCCCATCTCTTGTAATGGGTCCAAAAACTCTTTGCGAACTCTATACAGTGTTTTAAAGTTGACATATTTTCTTCTATCAAACAAATCTCCCAAATGGAAGATTGTTTTTATATCATTTTCCTTTAAATAAGGAAACAATTGCTCATTGAAAAAATCAAGAAAATAATCCAGTACAATGCAGGAATCGTTCTTGAAACCAAAATGGGTATCGTTTAAAATTACGGCTTTCATACATCAAAAATATCTTTTTTGGTGCTCTTTCTTTTTCTTTTTGACTTTTTGGGAGCACACATTTCATCAAATCGTTCCATATCAGAATCAGTCAAACCAAAAAAGTCTCTTCTACCAATATCCATTCCAGCATAGGTTTCATTAAACCAGTTTTGGAAGTCTTTGTTATTTTGCTGTTCTGCAAATTTATATTGAGTATACTTTTCTTTCTTTTCTTTGTTTATAATACGAACAAAAGAAAACCAGCATATTTGGGTTAGGTAACCAAATGGGCTGGTTGAAAGCTTGGGATCAAAGTTGTCTATGTATGTTACACAATTTAAAACACCATCTGATACCATTTCATCTCTATAAGGATAGTTTGCAAAATTTGGTCTATAAGACAATCTGCTTGCTATTTTTAAAATACATTCACCAATATAGTCTGGTAGTTTGGGTTTTTTTCTACCTGAGTTTTCAGCTTCCTTGGTTTTCTTTTTGTATTCAACTAAAGCATCATATAATTGCTGATTATCTACATAATCAGCATCAGATGGATTTTTCTTTTTTCTTTTAGACTTTTTCACAATATTAATATAACTCAGATTTCAACTAAATCAACTTTTTTATTACTAAGTCTTACATTCCAATAATCAACCATTTCTTCCATCATTTGATTAAATGTTATTTTGTGAGCCCAATTTAGTTCTTTTCTTGCTTTTGAAGCATCACCACGAAGATAGTGTAATTCTTCTGGTCTATAATACTTTTCATCGGTAATAAGATATTTTTTTGGATCTAATCCTGCATAATTAAAAACATAGTCAACCATCTCTCTTACTGATCTAGTTTCACCTGTTGCGATCACATAACTCTCTGGATTGTTTTGTTGCAACATTAGCCACATAGCCTCAACATAATCTTTTGCGTGGCCCCAGTCACGATATGAATCCAAATTACCTAATACTAATTTGTCTGCGAGTCCCAGTTTTATCTTAGCAGTTTGCAAAGCTACTTTATTAGTTACAAAATTAATTCCTCTTCTGGGTGATTCATGGTTAAATAAAATTCCAGAACAAGCAAAAATACCATATGCTTGATTATAGTTTCTACACAATGTGTGTGCATACAACTTGGCACAACCATAAGGACTAACCGGAATCATCGGAGTTGTTTCTCTTTGATACCCATCTGAATCCTTAGAATTTCCAAACATTTCAGATGTAGCAGCATGATAAACTTTTGAATGTGATGAAAATCTTCTAACTGCTTCCAAAACAGCTAATGTACCACCACCATTTACATTTAATGTATATTGTGGAAGATCAAAAGAAATTTGAACATGTGATTGTGCAGCAAGATGATAGATTTCATCGGGTTGTAATTTTTGAATTACACTTTCAATACTCAAAGCGTCAGTCAAATCAGCATAATGTAAATTAATTAAGTTTTTATCATGAAGATGTTGTATCCTGGTTGTTTGAGATTCTGGAACAGAATTTCTTCTTATAGTTCCATGCACTTCATAATTTTTACTAATAAGTAATTCAGATAAGTAGGATGCGTCTTGTCCATTTGCACCAATTATTAAAGCTATTTTTTTCATTTTTTATTTTCTTACGTTTGGATAATTGTTTACAAAATATTCTATTGAAGAATCGAGTCCATCATTTAAATCAATAAAGTTATAGTTTTCAAAATAAGATTTAAACAATGTATTGCTTGTTGGTTTTTTTAATATTCCGTCTGGCTTAGAAGTATCAAAAACTATTTGACCTTTAAAATTCATTTTTGAAACAATCATTTCTGCTATCTCTTTTATTGAATAAGATTTTCCTGGTGAAATGATCATCGAATTTGGATAATTTGTATTTTTTTTATTTTCTAATATTTCTTTAACAATAAACGCCAAATCATTAACATGTATAAATTCTCTTTCAGGTGCACCAGATCCCCAAACAATAAAATCTTTATTTTCTTTTTTAGCAATAAAACATTTATGAATTAAACTTGGTATCACATGACCATATTCTAAATTATGATTGTCATGTGGTCCATAAAAATTACAAGGAACTATACAAGTGGTATTTATTCCATATTGATCTCTCAAACATCTTGAACCAACTTCTATCATTCTTTTTGCATAAGCATATCCATAATTTGTGAAATGAGGTTCACCGTCATGTAAAACTTTTTCAGTTAATGGAAATGGGCCGTTTGCTGGTAAAATACATGTTGACAATATAAATACAGAATTTTTTAAATTAAACTCTCTGCAAGCTTCAATAACATTTAAGTTCATCTGTAAATTTAAATTAAAAAATTCATATATTCTACTTTGATTTGCATGTACACCACCAACCAAAGCAGCACAATGGACTAATTTTTTAATATTATTTTTTTTGATATATTCTTTTAAATCAGAATAATTTAAAATATTTAATTCTTTACTTGAAGGTTTAAAAGAGTTATCAATGTCAAGGTGCTTTCCCAATAGTCCAGATCCACCTGTAATTAAAGTATTCATATTATTCTTTACCATACATTTTTGTTGAACCTTGACCATACAACTTTTGTAATTGGCCAGTTTTTATCATATGATTGATTTGTTCATCTATTTGTTGAATTAAATCATTTCTTTGTGTATTTGCTATATTTGTAATTCTACAAGCATTTGCAATATCTGTATCAGAAGATGTTTTGTTTCTTTTTATATCTTCTGCCATCCAAATTTTTATATTAACAATAGACAGCTTATCAATTAAATTACCAATAGTTTCCATTTTTTATTTTCCAATAATTTCAAATG